AATCTCCCATTCGTCCTTGGTAATAATTCCACGTAATTCTAATTGAATTTTCAGTAATTCTTTTAATAGATGATCAAACCTTTTACGTAATTTGGTAATAAATCTTGAAAATTTAACTTCATCGCGTGAAATTTCAGCTTCACGACCAACACCAAATCCTGCATCGGATTTCAATCTTGAAGCGGGCACGTGGAGCGCTTTATACAGTCGCTCTTGGAAGTACATAATATCTTCTATTTGTCCAAGATTAGAGTTGCCAACAAAAATTCCACAGTCTAAAGCATAGGTATGAAAGGAGTTAAATGCATTTTCGGAAATTGTTAAATTTCCTACATCAATTTTTTCTTCCAAATACTCGATTTTTATAATTCGATGATTTACATATTGATTTTCTTTAACTAAATGCGCTAAAGTTTTATATCCAAATTTGCGCGCCAATTTATTAAGATTATTTAATCCCAATTTACCTGAAAAATTAGCGGCCGTTGTGTCTTTATTAATTTTTATAAAATAAGAATTTAATTTAGTGGCATTGTTAATATTCTTCCAGATATCAGAGGCTTTTGTACTATTCGTTTTTCGGATAAAATCTACCAATAAATCTAAACACTTCTTATCAAATTTAATAGTTTGATTTTTAAATACTTTTTCCTTATATTCAGGATTCAAGAAATTTTTATGATTTCTGTTTGAAAGATTTTTACCTTTTTGAATATAAATTTCAGTACCTTTAAATTCCTTAAATCCTTCTTTTTGTTTCTCAATTTGTTTTTCGCGCCAAATAGGATCTTTGTATAATTCTATTACCTTATCGGTACCTTTTCTAAAATTTTCAATGGCCGTTTGTTTACATCTATCAGCAGTTGGACCAAATTTTCTTGCTTTAGAAACACTTTTAGAAACCTTTTCATAGATTTCTTTTTTCTTTTTTGGATCTAAATTTAATATTTTATGATATTCCAAAGATCTTTTACTTACATTCTCACAATGTTCCTTATATTTTTCTGGATCATTTTCTTTTAAATTTAAAAGAAAATTATTTTCCGAATGATATAATAAGTGGTCTTTATACGACATTTTAATTAAATTATTTGGTGAATTGTCATAACGATTAAAATTTTTATGATGAATTATAGTTTTAGGAGTATTCAAATAATTTTCGTTATAAGTCCACACATTATCAGGAAAATAAGATGAAACGACACGATGAACAAATTCCCATTTTTTGGTATCATTTTGATAAATTTGTTTATATTTTGAAGGATATTTCGGATATATTTTTTCTTCACGTTCATATAAAGGAATTAAACTATCACCAACTATTAAATCCCTTGCATCAACTTTTCCTCTTCCTATAATAGGAATAGTATGATCTGGTGTACAAGTAAAATCTGTTCCATTATCCAAATAAATTTTCATTACATCTGTATTTTTTCGTGTAACACCGGCCCATTCGATTAATCCGGGTACTATGTGGCCGTTAGGATCACAACTATAAACCCAATTTTCTTTACCGGAATTAAATTCTTCTATGAGTGTTGATAATTTTTCACTTCTTCCATCCAATAATTTAATTTTAGTATCCAAAGCAATACAACCGGCAGGTAACGTAGTTACTTCAGTTCCTTTACCGCCTTCACGTCTTGGAAGGAAAAAATCTTCCTGCATCGATAAGAATTTGTGGTCATCTCTTACTTGTCCTGTATCAGAATCATATACCAATTTATTACGAAAATCATTCATAATAATTTTGATATATTGTTCTGCACGGTTAGTTGGCATGTTACCAACATCAACATAAAAAACTCTTCGTTCGGCCGCGCGGCTCAAGCGATAGATAACGTGAGCATCTTCCATTGCGCGTAATTGGTTTAATGGTTTAATTGCTTTATGTAAATAACTGACTACCATATTTCTGGTACTATCAATTAGTCCAGAATGCACGTAACATATGGAGTCTACAGCAATTTTTACACCAATGGCTGTAGTTGCTTCAACATTTACAATACCGCGTTCATTATAAAGATAATATTCCAAAATAGAATCTACAATTTCAACTCCACCTTCACCTAATTTTTTCTTGATTTCACGGATTTTTCTAACTCTACGTGGATCTAAATTTCTTAATTCTTTAATACCATCTTCAGGTGAATCGGGATCAATCATAATATGATAGAATAAACGACCATCAACATACCATCGTTTGAAGATTTCCATACCATCTTCATTAAAATTTAGAAGTTTTAAGATTTCATCGAAGCATTTACGTGTTTCGGTTTTAATTTTTTCCGGTTGTTCTAATTTATCTAAATTTATTGAGAGCGCGGGTTTATTATCCTCTTGTACAATTGCGTCGGTTATGATATCTTCTATGGCAGCGTCTGCCTCGGGCTGGCAAGAAATATCTCTATATCTGGTTATCAACTCGGCTTCGTTTTTGGCAGTACCTTCTAAATCAACATAAGTTCCGTAAATACCACCAGATGCAATCTGTGATGCGCCATCAAGGTTTGCAGGGATAGCAAATGACTTATATTTTTGTATAGGATTGTGGTCGCCCACCTGGAAGCCGAGCAAGCGGAAGCTTTCCAAAAGAAAATTTCTGGCCATTATATTTTCACCATTATTATATTTTTCTTTCCTTTATTCCAGGGAATTTTACCTTTATGAGACTCACTCATTTTTTTTCGTGTTTCTTTAGAATGTGTTATTGAATGTTTTCCTTTATTTGATTCGCTAATTTTTAATTTTGTTTCTTCAGAAGGTTTTTTCCCTAAATGTGCTTGTCGATTTTTTTCATTTGATTCTTTTGTTTGGTGTTTTCCAGTATTTGCTATTGCTATATGTTGTTTGTGTTCTTCGGAAAATTTCTTTCCTTTATTATAATTTCTAATAAATTCAATATTAGAAGGTATTTGACCTTTATGAGATTTAGATAAATGGCTCAAATGTTCTTTAGTAAATGGTTTTCTTTTTTTGCCTTTTAACCCATCAGATATTTTTTTTCTAATTTCTGGAGTAAATTCAAATCCACTTAAAGATAACTCTAATAAACTTTTGTAAGCTAATTCATCTTGCCACTTCCCCAAGTGCCTCCAAAGATCCTTATGTAAAGCGGCATGTAATTCCACACTTATAGGTGGTGTAATATTATCTGGAGAATTATCGTAAATACCCCCAGTCATATGTTTGGGCATTATATGGTGTTTATGTGTCATAATTTAATTAAGGGAGAGGATTTTTCCTCTCCCTTTATTTATTAAAGTAAATCTGATTCCAAAGACATTGCTTGACCATCTGTAGTAGGACCGTTTACGGAAACTGCTTCCCACCACTGATAGCGAAGTGTGACCTGGAATTTTTCAATTGTGTTATTTGTTCCCCAATCCAATTCCATAGCACCTACTTCTGTTGGGAAAGCGCCTGCCATTTTATATTGTTTAATCGAAGGAACATCTAATTTAGAATATTGTTGGACATATCCATCAACACAATACATTGATGGAGTTGCCGCCAAATTACTACGAATATTTCCAACATGTGAATTTAATGCACTTAACCAAAGTTCAAATGCGTCTCTAATTAAGAAATTTTCATCATTCATGATGGTTATTGTCCAAGGTTCAAATGTACGATCTCCTGGATAATAAGTTTTGCGGCCTTGATAGGGTAATTCAATTTCACCTAATGTATCAGCCGGTAATGCGCTAGATTCTGCCAACATGGATACTAATCCACTAGCAGCACCAACACCCTGAACGAGTGTTGGGAACGCGAATACGATTTGGAATAAGTTTGGTCTTGTACCTGAACCAGTTAAGGCAGCACGAAAACCTGTAATACTTCTCATGTTATTTAATCTCCTTAAAATCTTTTTCTTTAGTATTGACCAATATATTCAGTAAAGCTAACACCAGTTGGAGTAGCAATAAATTTGAGTAGAATATTGCGAATACTTTTTGCAGGTTGTAGATAAATATCTGCTTCAAAACCATGTGCATCAATTATTTCTGGTGTATTATTAGTAGAATCGCAAACAACTTGATAATCATATATTCCACGACCACCTTCTACATCCGCCAAAAATGGATTAACTAATCCAACAAATTGCGCACGCGTAATAGCATCATTTAGTTCAAATAATGTATATTTGGCCGCGGCTGCAATTGCTTGTTCAATATAAATCATTAAGAATCTAGCATTAATAGCATCAAACGGACCGGGTTCAATCGTAAAGGTTTTATCGCCATATAGTAATGGACCAAATCCAGGAAATGATACAATAGGATTAACTGCGGCATTAAAAAGAATATCCCTGTAGGTTTTTTTGGGATTCCAAGGAAGCGCAACAACATTTAATAATACACCACGATTTAATCCAGCAAATGGAATCCATGGCGCTCTTGTTTGCGCGGTCCGCACATATAATCCAGCCATATTTCCATTTGCAGGAACCCACCGATAAACATCATTATAAATATCATAAACTTGTACCCAATTACCATCTACGAACACATAAGTAGATTCTGGTAAAGTATCTGCAAAAGCAACACAAGCAGTGGCTTCATTTCCTGCATTATTTACAACAGCAGATTCTGGTGGTGACACAAATACAACAGAATCTTGTCTAGTTTCTGCCATACTAATTAAATATTCAACAACTGTTGCATCATTATCGGCTGTTAATATTAATGAAAATTGGAAATCATCTGTATCAAATAATTCATAACCAGAAATAATATCACCATCTTCTAATGTATTATTTTCAAGATTTCCACCTTCAAGAATTACTAAATAATTTTCACCATTTACACCACCAGTTAATGGTAATGCGGCTCCAGAAGTTCCTACAAGACCCGTTCCAACTCCACCAGTTCCAGCAGTTACACTTAATAAATTAGCTGTAACTGGATAACTATTAAGTGCTGTTGCTAATTGTTGTGCAGTTGTTGTAATTACAGTACCCGAAGTACCATGACTTGTAGCTAAATCAACTGAAATATTCACCCCAGATACTCCAATTGTTAAAGAAGTTCCTGAAGTTCCTGCGGTTCCATTTGCAGTAATATTAACTGTTACTGGTGGTGTTAAATTTCCAGGAGTAACAGCAGTATATATTTCCTTAGATGCTCCAGTTCCACTTGATAATGCAGAAGGAGTAGCAGCAACATATAATGTATCAAATGTTGTTCCTCTTCCAGTAGATCCCCAATTTGTCATTGATGCAGGAAAATCTAACCAATAAATCCATTTAGATTGTGATTGTAAAACTTGAGGATAATAAATACTTTGTCCTTGTGCATTTTGTGCATCTGATGCTTTGGAAACAAATGGATATGTTTCTAAAACACTACCAGGATAACCAGTAATTATTCCAAGATTATCTAATAATACGATATGAAGTTGATCATTACTTCCGCCTAAAGCAGCCACATATGCAGATGTTCCGGGAGGACCTGTAAAGTATCCTTTATATGCCCAGGTTGCAAATTGGACAGCACTATCACAAATAGCAATTTGAATACCATTACCTAAAGTTCCAGCATAT